ACTAGAATTCCACCGGGAGGAACGATTACCTTACTGTATGCACCTTTAGCGGGAATTCCTACGCCTACTGATGCTCTAGCACTTGATGTTCCCATAGAAACGCTCAATGAGCCTAATGGGAAGAAATCAATCTGGTCTATTTGATAGTGTGGAGTGCCTGCTATTCTCTCTGAACCTGCTGGTACTATTCCCCAGTGTGGTGTAGCTACTGCCGTGTTTGTAATGCTATGACATTCAAGCTGAGTAATGAATATCGGTTTATCAGTCGCCGCCACGATAGGAACGCCTTGGTCAGCGTCAATTGTCGAGGGCGTGTTGTATCTGTAATAGTTGAATGTTGTATTTCCGTACACAAAACTCACCCGGACTTATCTCAATTGCTTCTCTCTCATTCTAATGATGCGCTCGATTGTGTCCAAATCCTTAGTCGAAATGTAACCGACAATAAAGAGCTTCTTGGCTTTGCTCATTATCTCGTTGAGTCTTCTTCTGCCAGCGGCTTTAGTCATCTTAGGCATATCAATCACCTCACGCATCAGTGCGGAAGGCGGCTCTTGTATTCAGCTGAACACCTGCTCGACACATCTGGAACAGTCCAGAATCAACGGCTGGGTCGTTAGGTGTGACGCTTCCTATTGGTGTCCCAGATCCATTCAGTATGTAGATTGGGCTTGAAAAGTTGGCGGCGTTGTTTCCTCCCATAGCAAAAGCGTGTGTAATGGTTCGACCTTGCAGAGTCTCGCCTAGAGATTGACCAGTTAGAACGCTAACTAGCTCATGCTCTCCCGCTCCGGCGGGTGTTACGCTAAAGCAGTGGTACTCTCCGTTAGAACAAGCCACAGAGAGACCTACTTCTCTATCTGCTACGGCGTTGGCCATAGCGATGACAGAGTCGCCGCTTACGAGTGTCTTAGGATAGGGTAATGCACCTGGCAGACCCATGCCCGAGGAAAGTCCAGAGCAAGGCAGAGCGAGCTTGATTTTTCCGGCGGAACGAACATAAGCGTATGTCATGTCATTTTCTGCATTTACTCCGGCCATAGTGACAACTGCGGAACCTAGCGTTTGAGTCGCAAATGTTCCCGCTGGCTGAGCCGAGCCGACGAAATTTGCGTCGGTCTGAATCTCATCCTCGGTCGCCTCGGTGAGTGCGGTGTTAGCAAGAGGAACGACGGAGCCGTTTCTCATGATGAGTTGTGAATAACTATCTACGTTAGCCATCTAAAGCTTCACCCCCGCTCCAAGAAGTGGCTTCATTATGTTCCTGTTAATGTTGTTGATTGGCCTTCGTAGTACCCTGCGCCCTACGTTGAAGGCTAATCCAGTGAATAGCGCGGCGCTAGCCATCGGCACGATATTCTGAGTGAAGTTAGAAGTCATCTGAGATATGGCTAGTGTAGGTTCTGAAGCAAAATCGCTTAGTGAAATCTGGTCTTGACCGACAACCATTGATGTCGAACCGCTTTCGCCGGACATCGGCCTAAATCCGCCTATGCCCAAATCAACCGTTTTTGTTCCCAGATCCTGGGCACCAGTGAGGAATTCCATTAATCCGCCTCCGGTTATTCCTACGGAGATGATTTGCCCGTAGGCGAGCGCCTCCAGTGCGTTTAGTATTTTGAAGGACTTTGGCGACCTTCTGCGTGTCGTCTTTCTACGTGCCATAGTCATCTGCCCAGGACGGTCGCCTTATTATTCAGGAGGTTTATTTTGTGTACTAAACAGGCCAGAATCTCGTTCCCGTGGAATTGATTCAATTATTTTAGCTGGTTGCTTGATTGAATTTTGAATTAGTGATGCGAATGCCTGTTGAATCGGGTTGATATCACTCTGGCCGACGTAGTTTTCAACAATATTCTTGATGACCGTGCCTAAATTACTGTCTAAATCCTCCAGACCCTCATTGATCTGGGTTGAAAGCTCCTTGAGTGCCATCAATATGACGATTCCTTCAATAAAAACGATGATTCCTATGATTAGCGTGGGGTCCATGTACCTCAACCGACCCCCAACCGTCCCTTATACTATACTATACTATACAATACAATACATTACATTATTTATTATAGGGAATAAATGGTAATACCTACCATATTCATCAAGAATAAGTATATACCTACCAGCTTATTGGCTTTGGTTATGGGATGGCACAACGAATTACCGACGAAATTACGAATGCTCGATTTATTTTCGGGATTGGGAGGAGCAAGTGAGGCAATGCTCCAATCCGATAATTGGGAAGTTATCAGAGTGGAGAACAACGAGGAGCTTCTCGGACATGTTCCACGCACCTTCATTTTTGATGTCAAAGACCTGGCAGAAGAAGAAAGATGGAGGCTTTTCACATACGATGATTTGTGTGTTCCGGATTTGATTTGGGCGTCGCCTCCATGTTTGGGATTCTCTACTGCTTACGCCGCTCCCAGATCTATCGCACAGAGAAACGGAGAGGAGTATAATCCTGATATGAGCCTAGTTATAGCGGCAGTAAAACTAATCGATTATATTCAACCTGATTACTACTGCATCGAGAACGTGAAAGGCTCGATAAAATACATTGAACCGATACTGGGGCCACCAACTCAGATACTCGGTCCCTTCGTGCTTTGGCACAATATGCCGAGCATCATAATGCCCCAGTCTTGGAGCCATAGGAAGTCTGACGGAGATACATGGTCTTCTGACCCTCTTAGGCCCAACAGGAGGGCGTTGATACCCTATGACCTAAGCAATGCCGTCCGGATAGCCTGCGAGAGTCCTACGCTATGGAGGTGGCAGTAATGGCGAAGGTCAAGTTTGAGTGTCGCTTCTGCAAACTTCGCTTTGAGGTTGAGTCGTGGGAAGAATGCAACAAGATTCAATCCACGCAATGTTATGTCACTATCAAAGGAGTTAGTCACTCGCTGGTGGGGGTGACTAATTGACCAAAATAGTGAAGTCCATCTCCCTGGACGAAGATACCATCCACCTGGCAAATGCAAAGACGAATTTTAGTCAATGGGTTCGTGAGCAGTTATACTCGGAGATTACCAGAAACAAAGAATGCAGTTTTGCCATTCGTCGAGAGTGGGACCATCACGGCGAAGTGATGAGGGAAGACGAGGAAGTCTGCAACGGGCTAAGAGTCGGACCACGTTGCGTCAAGTGCTGGCCAGTGGGCAAACCCTCGAAAGAGGACTGGCAACAATACGTCAAGTTCGTCATTGATCTGGGAGAGCTGAAACATCGTACCCTCGAACGATGGAATGAGATTGAAGAATCAAATTCAATCCCGCAGGTGAAAGAGAGAAAATACCTCAGAAGGTTATTGGCCTTCCTCTGGAGTTGGGTTTGATATGGGCCGAAGATATGCAGACATTAGAGTTATCAAAGTATACATCAGAGATACGACCGGAGTATGGCGGGCAATTCCCAACGTGCGGGCCAGTGTTGTTCGTGGGAAAGTAGAAAATATCTCTTTAGCCAATTATGATAAAATTCTAGGTTCGCCCGCTAATCTTCAACAACGTCAGGAGATTGACCTGCGTTTGCTAGAAGATGGTACAAAGTTGGACTAAATGTTCCCTCACTCCCCTACTTGAAGACTAAAAAACCTGGTGATATTGTGTACACTTTTCTCAATACCCAGGAAATGTCGAGGTTCCTGAACTGTTGGATTCTAATTAGATTTGAGCGTTTATGCACCTGGCAGAGAGTCTCGAAGATTACTCAGCAATCTTGAGAGCGTAGCTAATCCAGATGCTACACCTACGTTTGTGCTGGCCGCATCAATCTGTTCTTCTACAAGCTCAGCCGTAGCTTCTCCTAGCTCTACTGCGGCCGTTCCCGCTCCGGCCCCTACAAGAGCGCCTGTAATGCCCGCAACGACTCCAGCGGGTCCAAGTAAGACCGAGCCTAGAATAGCGCCAAATCCAGCCCCCACCAGATTTTGAGTTTCGAGCCAATCTTTCAGTTGTTCTCTGTCCATCCCATCCGTTAATTCCCGCCAGCTTGGGTCGAGTCCTAAACTGGATAGAAGCGTATCAATGAATGCGATAGTTAGACCAGTCACGACGATAACAAAAGAAGCGTCGGAAAGACCCGCTACTATTGGCGTTGAAATTCTGTTGAATGTATAGGCTCCACTGATCTGGGTAAGTAGCTCTCGCTCTGCTCTGCCCAGGACGATTTCATGACGAACTATTTCATCAGGTTTAGGTTTAGGACTCATAACAAAAACCCGTTGCAGAATTTCCCATAGTACCATTCAGAGCCGTATCAAAATAACAAACTAGAATTCCACCGGGAGGAACGATTACCTTACTGTATGCACCTTTAGCGGGAATTCCTACGCCTACTGATGCTCTAGCACTTGATGTTCCCATAGAAACGCTCAATGAGCCTAATGGGAAG